CGGAGCCTTGTTCCAGGCCGCCGCCGCCATCCATCGCGCGGTCTTCGATCGCGCAAAGCAGCGCGTTCATTTCGTCGATGTCGTTGATCAGTTTGCGCAGCAAGCCGACGACATTGCCGGCCGTGGTCAGCAATTGGCGGTTGCTCATGCTGCACCTCCGGTCGCGGCGTACGCGGGCAGGCCCAGCGCTTCGCGCAACTGGGCCCAGTTCGTTTCGTCCTCGGCCATCTCGAAGGCGAGGCGGTACAGGACGTGTTCGTGCGTTTCAGGTGGGATGATGTCGCCGATGGCATTCAGCAGGGAGTAGATGCGCGCATCACGCTGCTGGAGTACGTCGACGATCCATTGCGCCATCCCCATGTCGATAGGGGTAGTTTTGGGGGCGGCTTGAGTCATTGCCCACCTCCCGCTTCTTCGCGTTCGGCAGCGGCATCGATCTCGGCCTGCTGCTGTGGCGTCAGTGACATGAGGTGCACAGCCTCCTCGCACTGGAACTTCCCTGGCGCCGCAAGCCCCCAGACCAGCGAGGTCGCCAGCATCGCGCCGATGCCATCCAGAAACGCCCGCTGCTGCTCCGGTGGGAGCGCGAGATACGTTTCGGCCAGCATCGACGGTGCCAGGTAAGGGCTGACGGTTGTCAGCCGCTTGTCGAGATCGAGGAGCCACGTCTCGGCGGCTTGGTGGCCCGCAATCTCGGCGGGGGAAAAGTGGTTGACGATGCTCATCGGTCACCCCCGATCTCGTAGGCGAAGGCCGGCGCGAGACTGCCATGATGATCGGGGGCGCGTTCGATACTCGCGAGAGCTGGGGCGACGCTGCTGCGATCCAGGGGAACTAGCTGGCGATCCTGGAGGAGGAATAGGTTCGTTTCGAATTCCCGCCTGTAGGCGTTGATCCGCTGGGGCGCGGCGCGGAGCTCAATAACCCAGTCACTCTGCAGGGCGAGGCTGATTTCCTGGGCGGTCCTCCAAGGCTGACCAATGTCGTTGGCAGGGTGGCACACCACCCTTACGATTTGCCCCGCCAGAGCGCTCTCAGGGTCGATTACCAAGGCCATGCCTCCAGCTTGGCAGCGGAAAGAGCGGCACGGCTCATCTTCAAAATACTGCGAGACGAGCGTTTCATCCGCTGACGAATCGTTGACGGTCAACGATGCTTTTGCTACATTGCGAGGATGAGAAATCCCCTCCGCACCTTGCGGGCGGATATCTTTCTTGGACATGGATCCCTCCAAAAGTCCGATCTGAGGGCCGCAGCGCTAACTGCGGTACTTCTTGAAGCCCCGGCCTGCGCTAACAGGTGCGGGGCTTTCCTTTTGTGGTGGTGTGTGTTCACCGTGCAGCCATTGAATCATGATTCAAGTTTATCGTCAACCATAATTCAATATTTCGGCTGACGGCTCATGAAAAAAGCCACCCGAAGGTGGCTCTATTTCCCGTCCAGCAGCGATCAGCGTTCGCGAATCCACTGTCCCGCCTCGTTATCGCGCAAACGGGCGCCCGTCCAAACGACTTGGCCCAGCACGCGAGCTGGGTGCCCGTTCTCCAGGGGAATGTCTGGATGCGTCGGGTTGAACGAACGCGCCACCCATCGGCCCGTGAGTTTGTCTTTGGCCACCGTCTTCACGATCATCTTGCCGTCATAGTTGATGGCATAGACGCCGCCGGCGGCCAAGTCTCGCAGCGTGAGATTCTCATTGGGCACGACCAGCAGCGCGGCACCATCACGGATGACGGGCTCCATGCTGTCGCCTTTTGCATACACAACGCGACCCCGGCCCTTGTCGGCGCCAACGGAACGCAGGAAAGAGCGTCGGAATTGTACGAAGCCGGTGACCTCTTCTACGTGGTTCTCAATCCCCTCTCCAGCAGCCAGTCTTACATCGGCCAGTTCTGGAACCCTCTCAAACAGGTCGTTGGCCGCATGCGGTTCGCCAGCCCCGACGTTGGCGACCACCTCGGTCTGAGTACTCTTGAGGATCCGATTCTCGCGTTCTGCCTGATACGTGGTCTTGCCGCCTTCCCATGGGGCGGATGGAAGGCCGCCGATGCGCATGGGGAATGGATCGTCTGCAGCATCCATGTCCACCAACGCGCCAGGCTTGTGAGCACTCATTCCCGCGGTTGCCGCTGGGGGCGCGGTCGCCGTCTGAGGAGAAACCTTGATGTTGAGCTTGAGCTGCGCGACGGCTAGGGCAACGGCGACCCCCAGCGCGGTTAACTGCTCCGGCGGCAGGGCGCGCACGTCTGCCTCTTCCACAAATGGAAGCGGCCAAGGATCTGGCGCGCGAACCGCTCCGGCGTCCATGTCGCCCTGGCCAGTCGCGAGCCATCGCGGCGACACGCGGAGGAAATGTGCGGCCTCTTCGTTGTTGGCGGCGGTAAACGCTTTGGACTTGCCGTCCGCGACGCGTTTAACGCCCTGATAGCTCATGCCCAACGCTTTGGCCAGCGTTGTCACGTCGACATTGCGCTGGCTCATGGCGAGGAGGAGGCGGTCTGCGTAGGTCTGAATCATGATTCAAAGTTTCGCCTGTGGTGGTTGAATTATGGTTGCGCATCATACTGAATCATGATTCAATTTGGCCATGAAAAAAGCTCGTGCAATCGAAAAACTGGGCGGAACCATCCCTAAAGCCGCCGCCGCCCTTGGAATTTCGTACCAAGGTGTGCGCCAATGGCCCGACGACTTGCCGCCTAAGATCGCCGATCGCGTCTTCGCCGCGTTCGTGCGACTTCATCCGAACGACTGGCAAAGCCTCTGGCCGGACCTTGCTCATTCCGCGCCGGAGCCCGCCCATGCCTAACGCCCAATCCCTTTGGCCTGTTGCTGGCCTCGGCCCCTCATCCATTGAAGCGTTGCAATCTGGCGACGACGCGGCGGTGTATCGCGTGTTGTGGCTTCTCGCTGGTAGCTGGTTAGAGCGTGGCGGTAGCTTTCTGCAGGCTAGACAGGCGGTTTCCGCGTCGAAGATTGCAGCCAGCGAACCCGCCAAAGCCGCGTTCCTGGCTGCTGGCTGCGATCTGCACGACCTATTGGCTCAGGTTCCGCAAGCTCGGCAAGCCTTGCTGGATCTCGGTGCGAAGCCAGTCACGAAGAATGCCGAAAGTGAAAGAGGCTGAGGGCTTTATGACCGTCTCTTTAGCCCTCTTCCACAAGGTGTCATCTTTGATGGCATCCACGAATTCGCAGCCGTCCCAGGTCAGTCGAAGTACGCGGGCTTTGGGCGGATCGTTGGCCATGAATTCCTCGACCACTGCGTCGATAAGGCCGGCTTGCTGCATCCAGATGACGTGTTGGCCGAAGTCTTCTGAACTTACGTCATCCAGGCTGTGCAGGGCATATCCGTATGGCATTTCCGCGGTCTCCAGCGCGATCTGCCGGATCAAGTCCATATCACGTTTCATGGTCAGTCCCCTCCAAATTGGGGCGAATCGGTTGAGTGGAATCTCTGATTCTAAGGGGCTGGCCGCCTTTTCTCTTGGGGGCGCAAATGCCTAACGCCGACACCACCCTCATCGACCGCGCCGAAGAGGCCGGGGTTTCGCTGGCTACCTACACCGAGACGCGGCAGGCCCAGCACCGCGGCGTGCGCCCCTGGCCGTTCTGGCCGACCTCTCAACACATTCCCGGCGACACCCGGACGCCTCCGGCGCCTAGTGCCGTTCGCATCGGTCCCGAGGACGTATCGCCATGAACACAGCCGTTTCGATCTTGATCCTGGTGGCCGCGTTCACGTGGCTGCTGATGTTGATCGCCGGCTGCTGCGCAGGCCTGTGGCTGCTGTGGCGCCGCCGCGCGATACGCAAGTGGATTGCAGCTTTCGATCGAGGCCTGGAGCGCGAAGATCGCATCCGGGCCGACTTTCAACGCCGCCACCGGTTCAGGCCGTAGGCGGATAGCGGTGTGCACGCGCCCGGGTAGCTCCCGAAAGCCGGACTCCTCCACCCGGCCCGGCGCTGTGCCTTCAAGTGGAGTGATGGAGGTAGATGCAATGCAAGCTTTGACCTATGACGCGATGCGGACCGATCTGGCCGCGACGTTTCCTGGCCTCTGGATGCGCCCGCTGTGCGAGTTCGGCGGGCAGTGGAAGGACGCCGAGGGGATTTGGACGGGGGCGGAGGACGAAGTCCTTATGCCGGATGGTTTGCCGATCTTCGAGACTGTGGATCCGGACTTTGATGAATACGACGGAACTGTTCATCGTGGATTCATCGCGTGGCTGGAGTCACGCAACTGGGGCTATGAGCGATATGACGAAAGCACTTACTTTCTGGTGCCGCTATCGCACTTTC